GGCGGCGAAGCCGTTTCCCTCGGCGCGCTCCAGCGGCGAGGCGGTCTCGTATTGCAGCGTCCATCCCGCCCGCGCCACCGGCCGGCCGCGGAACAGCTCCGCCACCGTCTCGGCGTCTATGGCCGCGCGCTGCGGCCGCCCGGCCTCGTCCAGCCGGCCATAGTTCCAGGCCTTGATCAGATGGGCGGCGCTCTCCACCGCCGTGACGAAGGGGGCCAGGGCCGCCACCGTGTTTTCGTCCAGCACCGTCAGGCTCAAACCCAGGCGGCGATCAGCACCCCGACCCTGCATCAGGTTCAGCAGGGTCTCGCGCCCCCGCGCCTCGATCACGGCGCAGTCGACCGGATCGGGAACCTTGAACTGCACCACCAGGGGAGCCAGGCCGGGTCGGCCCGGATTGTCGCCGTCGGGTGGAACGGGCGGCAGACCGCCTTCGATCTCGACCGTCATCAGCTGGTCAGGCGTGCGGGCGGCATAGACCGCCAGCGGCAGGTCCGACACAGTCGGGGAAGCTTGGGGGGGCGTCTGGGTCATGGGTCTTTACAGGCTGGCCAGGCTGGCGATGGACGACAGGGCCGTCACCCGCAGGGCCGGATTGCTCGCCGACTGATAGGCCATCAGCGGCACGTCCACCTCGACCCCGTCGGGACCGTCGGCGCCGATCGGCGTCTCGTCCAGCAGGGCGTGGCCGCACAGGAAGCGGGCGCCGCGCGCGGCCGTGCGCAACAGCTCCATCTGCATCGTCCGCTCGGTCCGCGACCAGGCGTCGGCGATGATCGACTGGTTGGCGTAACGCAGGCGCACCGATCCCGTCAGGCTCGACTTGCCGTTGTATTCGATCCGGTTCGGCAGGCCGGTGCCGTCGGCCGCGCGGATCCGTTTCAGATTGCGCTTGAAGGTCAGTTCCCCGCCGATCAGCTGACCGCCGGACACCGCATTCCACAGCACATTGGCCAGGGCCTCGGCCGGGCGGTCCAGGGTCGGGGCGGCCGTCACCGTGCCGGCGGCGGCTTCGTCGTCGCGCTGCTCCTCGATCCCCATGAAGGTCATCGTCACCCGGGCGAAGCCGTCGGCCTCGGGGTTCAGGCTGATCTTCATCTCCTCGCCGACGCAGCCGACATGACGGCGATAGTCGCTGGCCTGCAGCTTCTGCTGGATCGAGATATAGGGCAGGGCGGCGCCGGACTTGAAGACGTGAGCGTAGTCGGGCGAGGATCCCGTGGTCGCCGGGGCGCCGAAGAAGGCGCGCAGCCAGTAGGGGAACTGGGCGATGCACAGCGGCACCTCCACCGTCACCCTGTGGTCGGGCAGGCCCGGCCCCGGCTCGGTCGGATCGGTCAGGTTCTCGAACCCGCCGTTCAGGATCGGATCCTCGGGACGACTGCGGGTCTGACCCCCGGTGATCTTGTAGACGTTCAGGGCCTTGCGGGCCGTGGCGTTGAAGGTGGCCGAATCGACCTGCTGGGCGATCTCGACCTGGGTTTCCAGACCAAGCATGGACAGTCTCCGTTTGGCGCGCCGTCACTGCGGACAGTGAGGGCCGATGGGGCCTCGAAAGGCGGAAGGGGCGGGGGCCTTACAGACGTTGGGCCAGCTGTTCCGGCGTGGGCGCGACCAGAAGACCGTCCGGCGCGGCCGCGACCTCCGCGTCGGTCAGGTCCAGAATATGACCGGCGGGGCCGAAGGCTTCGCTGGCGGCCGTGGTCAGCCACTGGGTTTTCGCGGCTTGGAACCGCGCGCTGTCGGCTTCGGCTTCCGCCTCTGCGGCGGCCTCCAGATCGACATAGGCGTCAGCCTCGACATCGGTCGAGGATGCGGCGGGCGCCGGGGCGGTCTTGGTCTTGCTCATGGGGGTTCCTCTCAACCGCCGGCGCTGGGCGCGGCGAACAGCAGCCGCACGGTCACGTCCAGACCGCCGGCCATCCACTTGTTGCGATCCAGCTCGGCGGGTTCGATCCCGCCGTGCGCGATCCGTGCATCCTCCACCTTGCCGCCCAGGGTCGGATCGGCCTCCAGGGCGGCGCGGATCGTATCGACACCGGCCCAGACCGCATCGCGGCGCTCGGCCTCGGCCACCTTGCGGGCCAGGGTGATCAGAGGCTCGGCCTTCAGGTCGTAGACGGGGCCGGACAGGACGCGCAGCGTCTCGGCGCTCTCGTCGTCCTGCATCGACACCACGATGTCGGCGGCGTCGAAATGCTTCATCCCCTCGGGATTGCGGAAAAGCCTAGCGGGGGCCGGAAAGGCGGCCGCCAACACCGTTTCCAGGGCCGCATGGGCTTCGGCGATCCGGTTCACAGCTTCACCACGGCGCAGCGCAAGGCATGGCCCCAGATGTCGTCCTCGACCGGATCCTCGCCGATACAGAACCGCGTCTCTCCGCCCCCGTCGCGGGGCAGGACGAAGATCCCGCCCGTCATCGGCTGGCAATCCCGGCTGCGCACGATCACGGCCTCAGGCCGGTCCGTGGTCTCGAGCCCGCCCCGGCCCAGGGCGAACCCGCCGCGCGAACGGTCGGCGATGCGACGATGCCGGATCACCACGATGTCGGTCACAGGGTCGCCGCCGCCCGCAGGCGGAACATAGCTGGACCCCGGCGTGCCGAAGGCTTCGAAGGCGTCGTCGACGACGCCAGCGGCGGTATCGGCGTCCATCGGAACCCTCGTCTATTCGAAAAAAGGGGGGGCCGGTTCGGCAATGAACCGGCCCCCTCTGGCGACATCGTCCTGCGATGCGCCATACATGCCCCCGGCGGGGGCCTTCTGCCTCGACCGGACGCCCCCGCACGGTCAAGGCGAAGTCCTGCCCTCAAACAGCCCGCCACCGCGTGGCGGGCGCTAGGGCGCAGTCCTTAGGTGCGCTTGCCCTTCACCAGGCAGCGCGGACGGGTGCAGATGTTCAGCGGGTTCGACTGGGCCTCGAAGTCGACGCGCTTGCCCCACTGGTCGACCACGCCCTTGGCGTAGCGCGGCAGGCCGATGGTGTTGACCGTCTCGATGTAGTTGGCGGGCGCAAACCGGGTGATGAACAGGTCCGGCACCCCGGTCGGGTACAGGTGGCACTTGTTCGTATTGATCAGGTTGAAGCCGCCGTTGCGGTAGTTGATGAACAGGATGCCGCCGAACTCGACCGAGTCGAAGACATAGCCTTCGCGCAGGCGGCGGCCCTCCTGATACTTGTAGGTCTCCCGCACCTCGGGATGGGCGATCAGGTCGTCGAAGAAGGCGTCGCCGCACAGGGCTTCGATGCCGGTCGGCTCGGCCGCGCCCAGTTCCGCCGAGATGGCGCGCACGACCGAGGCGCACTTCTTGCGCAGGGCGCCGGAGGCGGGGTTGGCGTTGTCCAGGTCGAAGTCGACCTCGTCCAGCTGGGTCACGCCGAACTCGCTGAACAGGTCGATCAGGACCGATCCGTCCGCGTCCAGAACCACGCCCTGGATGGCGCCGACGCGGTGATATTCCAGGGTGACGTCCAGATTGTCGGCCATGTCGGCCGCGCGCTGGTTCCGCAGGTTTTCCACAGTCTCCAGCGTGGCTTCCGTGCCGAACTGGCGCACGCCGATGACCTCGCTGGCCATGGCGAAGTCTTCCTCGCGCAGGTGCGGCACGACGAAGGAGCGGATTTTGCGGCGCTTGCGCTGGGCCGCCGTCACGGGGCCTTCGCGATTCGAGGTCTGCACGAGGCGCAGCTGGCCTTCGCGCTCCTCGATCAGCACGGTGTTGGTGGCGACGCCCCTTTCGGTGAAGAGGCCGCGACGGCTGACGAACCCCGGCTTGTAGGGAACCGCCGAAATGGCCGCGGTCATCGTCTGAAGCGAGAACGCGTCGGGAGTGAACGTGTCCGCGAGCATGGCGGCTGTCCTTTCTGCAAAAGAAAAGGCCCGCCGAAGCGGGCCTCAGTTGAGGGTGGGGGTGGAAGGAAGGGTTCAGCGAACCTTGATGCCCAGCTTGCGCAGCTGGGCGCGCGCCTCGACCTTGTCCGACAGGCTGGCGCCGTCCGGATAGGCGATCAGATTGCCGTTCACCTCGGCGTCGCCGTCGATCATCACGGCCGGGGCGGTCTCGCCCACGCCGGTCGTAACCGCCTCGAACAGGAGGCCCGCCGCCGGTGCGCCGTCGACCGACCAGGCGACGTACTGACGCTCGGCCGCATCGGCGACGACCTCGATCTCGAAGCTGTCGCCGGCGACGAAGTCGGTCGAGCCGTCCGCCAGGGTGAAGTTGATCTTGCCGTTATAGGCCACCGCCACCTTGCCGTTCGGCAGGGCGACGCCGTCGGGGCCTTCCAGAGAGAAGATCCCGCCGTTGGCGGCCGGCTCGATGATCGTCAGCACATAGACGCCGGGGGCGGCGTCCGCGTCGACGGTGATGGCGCCGATCGTGCCGTTGCCGGTGTTGCCAGACGCCGCGGTGGCGGCGGCCGAGGCGCCGACTAGGGACAGGGCCAGGATGGCGCCGACCCTCAGCGTCTGGGACGCGGCGATGGTGATGTTTTCGCGCGAGCGGGTGCGCGAGGCTTCGGAAATCACAAACTCGCCCGCGTGGGCCGTCTCAGTTTGAACCGCCATGGGTCCGTCTCCTCAGGTTTGCGGGATCGCCGCGTTGATGGGGCCGTGTCGAGGCTGGACCGGCTTAGCCGGCCATGCTCTTGGCGCGGGCCGCGTACAGGTCGTGGGCCGGCGGGATCGCAGCCTGTTGCTTCTCGCCCAGCTTGGCGACGGTCATGTCCGGCGCCGAAGTGACCAGGGGCTTGACGTCCGCCGCCTTGGCGCCGCCGCGCGCGACGTCCAGACAGGCGGCGCGATAGGAGGCCTCGGTCGCCGTGTCCGCATTGGCCGCCGCCGCCAGGGCGGTCAGCTGGTCGCGGACGGACGGCAGGGCCAGGGACGCCAGCTCCAGCGCCATGCCGGCCGACAGGGCCGGGGCGGAAGCCTGGGTGATCGAACCGGCGACGGGCGCGGCCGGGGCGGCCTCGGCCGCCGGCGGCGCAGCGTTCGCGGCGGCGGCGGCGATGGCCTCGTCGCTCAGAGCGGAAGCGGCGGCGGCGACGGCCGCCAGGGTCGTGGTGGTCATGGTCTTCTCCTGGGTTGGCGGAGGCGTCAGCCGCCGCGGTTGACCGCCTTGCGGAAGGCGTCGAAGGCTTCGTTTCCGGCGCCGATCGCATCGACCAGGCCGATCCTGGCGGCGTCGGAACCCGAGAACACCTCGGCCTCGGTCGCCAGGGCCTGGGCCTTGTTGAACCGGGCGCCGCGATAACGGCCGACAGCCGTCGCGAACTGATCGCGCACCTCATCTACCTGGGCCTGCAGGCGGGCGACGGCCGTCTCCAGCGGCGCCGCCGGATGGGTGTCGGCCTTGAACTGACCCGCGCGGATCACCGTCGCCTTCAGCCCCTGCTGTTCCAGGGCGCCGCGCGCATCCACCATCAGACACAGGGCGCCGATGGACCCGGCCGAACCTTCGCGGGGCATGACGATCTGACGGCAAGGAGCCGCCAGCAGATAGGCGGCCGAGTTGGCGTGGCTGGTCAGGATGGCCATGGTCGGCTTTTCGCGCGACAGGGCGAAGATCATCTCCGCCGTCTCGAAGGCGCCGGCGGCCTCGCCGCCCATGCTGTCGATCTCGAAGACGGCGGCGCGCACCGACGGATCGCGTCTGGCCCGCGCCACCTGCGCCTGGAGACCCTGATAGGAGGTCTGGCCCGAAGACTGACCGACATAGGCGCCCTTGTGCACCAGGGTGCCTTCCACCCCGACCACGGCGACGCCGTCGACCATGTCGAAACCCCGGCCGCCCTGGGCCTCGATCACCCGGCCCAGCCGATCCCCGATCCGGCCCATGGCGACGTCCGACGCCCGGCCGTCCTGAAACGCCACATGGGCCACCGCCGGAGCATCCATGGACACCCCGCCGTCGACCAGACGCGCGCCGATGCCGGTCAATATGCCGGCCATCTTGGTGTCGGCGATCATCAGCGGCGTGTCGAACACCCGCGCGGCGATATGAGGCGCAAGGAAGCTCATGCGTCGTCGTCCTCTTCGGCGGTGTCGTCTTCGGGCGTGTCGTCTTCCGGGTCTTCGGCGGCGGCCGTGGCCTGGGGCTTGGCGGTTCCGCCGCGCTTCAGGCCCAGACCGGCTTCGCGCTTCTGTTCGGCGGCGATCTCGTCGTCCAGTTCGATGGGGTCCTCGCCGCGCTCGGCGGCGACCCGCGAGCGGGACTTCAGCAGGTTGTCGACCAGCAGGACGTCGGACTGGGCGTCGCCGCGCGGGTCGACGTATTCCCAGAACTGCGGGATATGGTCGATGTTCTCATAGGCGCTGACCAGGCGGGAGGCGCCGCGCGGCAGACTGATGTCCCCCCGCAGCAGGGCGTCCGACAGGGCCGCGATCAGGGCCGGATCGCAGAAGCCGGGGATCAGGGTGAACTGCTGGCGTTGCTCGACGCGCCGACGGAACGGCTGGCGGCCCGCGCGGGTCGAGGAGAAGTTGGCCTTGCGCAGGTCGCCGGTCGTCTCGGCGTAGGGGACGCCCATGGCCGAGGTGACGCGTGTGGACTGGCGGAAGGTGAAGGCGTCGTAGTTGTTGCCGGGGTCCGGCGGGCTGATCGTGCTGACCTTCTCGCCCGGCGCGCCCTCGATGATCGAGCCGGGCGTGATGCTCATCTCGGCCGGTTCGGGATTGGCTTCGGTGCCCGACCGCGCGTCCGTGCCTTCGCGCTCGATGAAGACGGCGAAGGCCGTTCCGGCGTTCGCGCGCTCCAGGGCCGAGTTGTCGTAGTCGTCCAGCTTGTTGGCCGGGATCAGGGCGGCGCGCGTCTGCGGCAGGCCCCGCAGCTGCCCCGGCTGCTCGACATTGTAGACGTGCAGGATCTCTTCGGCCGGCACCCGCTCCATGGCCTGGGCGGTCTGTTGTTTCGTGCCGTCGCCGGGATGCTGGCGATAGAAGTGATAGGCGACGCGGCGGCCGGCCGGGTCGAACTCGATCCCCAGACGAACCTCGTTGCCGGGCAGAGCCGTGGTGGCGCTATTGTCGTAGGGCAGCTGCTCCGAACAGATCAGCTGGAACTGCAGGGGCCGGTCGGCCGAACGGACCAGCCGCACGAAACACTCGCCGGCCTCGACCACTTCGCTGTCGATAATGGCCTGAAGACCGTAATAGGTCGTGCGGCCGTCAAAGTCGCAGATCTTGGCGTAGCGGTTGAACCAGGCGTGCAGGGCGCGCCGGACCTCGGGCTTGACGCCGGGCCAGGTCGGGGTCAGGCCCGTCCCGACCGAATAGGCGACCCACGTCGCCTTTGCCGCCGACAGCAGGCCGCCTTCGCGCGTATGAAAGCGAGAGCGCGCGCGCAGCGTCGCGCCCGCCGAGGCGATGGCGCTGTTGATGTGCCGCCGCTCGGTCTCGAAGGTGCTCGACAGCCGCCCGTTGCGAGCCCCGCGCAGGCCGCCGTCCGCCGAGGCCGACATCCTTTGCAGGCCAAGCCCGGCCAGGGCGCGGTCGATCAGGCTGGGCCGCATCAGTAATCGCTCCGAATACGGACAGGGCGCACGATCAGGGTCGAGGCCGGCGCCCCGCTGATGGCGGCGGCGATCTCGGCGCGGATCGCGGACAGGGCGTCCTGGATCTCCGAGATGGGTCGGTTCTCGCGCTTGAAGTCGTCATAGAAGACAGACTTGGTCGGATCGCCGAGCGCGCGCACCAGCCGGCTCTCGGCCCCGCGCAACTGCTCCAGCGTCATGTCGCTCAACAGACCCGTCCTCTGATGCGGCGACCGCCCGGACCCACGCCCCCAGGAGGAGCGGGCGGCGGATCGACCCGATCGCCCGGCGGGATCACCATGATCTCGCGGGCCTTCCATTCGCTCTCGGCCCAGCGATGGGCCTTCAACTGCCAGTGGGCGACACGCGCCAGGACGGCGCAGTCCAGCGGCTCGTTGCGCTCGAAAATCTTGTGCCAGTACGGCTTCTTGCGGCTGTTCAGCCGGACCTCTTCGGCGACCAGGCCTTCCAGATGGCCGGGCTCGCCCATCCACGGCGGCAGGTGGATGAACCGCTCGCCGTCGGCGTCGTCGCGCGTCCTGCGCAGATCCTCGTAAAGCTCGGCCTTGGCGGACGCCGTGTGCACCAGCATCAGCTGGCGTCCGGTGGCCACCACCTTGCCGTCGCGCTTGACGTCGACGATCTTGGGTCGCCGGGCCGGGGCGTTTTCGTTCCAGCCCTGAACGCCCTTCGACGCCAGGTTCCGCTTGCTGTCCAGGCCCTCCAGGACGTCGAACACCAGCGACGGATGGTCGCCGCTGTCGTGGATCGCCATCTCGACCCTCAGGCCCCCGCCGTGGGCGTGACGCCAGATCCGGTCCAGCGCCTCGGTCTTCAGGTCCTCGGCTATGGCCTGGGCGCTGCGCAGCGTCCCGTCCTTGTTGCGCCTCGGAATCTGCAGCCGGGCCACGGGCCAGCGCCGCATCTTCCGCGTCCAGCCCCAGACCCAGACCTCGACCCAGGTCTTCTGATAGTCGACGCCCGCCGTCAGCAGCAGACAGTCGGCCTCCAGTTCGCCTTCGCCCGGGCCGTCCTCCAGCCTCAGCCTCAGTTCGTCGGCCGCGATCGCGTCCTCGGTCACCTTCCAGGGCAGGCCCAGGATGGTGTTCCAGAACACCCGCAACCGGCTTTCCTTGCCGCTGCGGGTCGCCGCCTCGAACATCTCGACCAGCTGGGCCCAGGTCCGCTGCCCGAACCGGGCGTAAAGTGTCGACAGGTGGAAGCCCGCCGTATCCTTGCGCACCGGATCGGCGACCGTGGCCACCCACTCGCCGGCGCCCCAGATCGCCTTCCATTCCGCCTCGGTCGAGGCCTCGCCGCAGTCGGGATCGACGCAACGCAGCCGCACCGTGCCCGCCTGGGCTTCGGTCGTGCCGCGACCTTCCCACTCCATATTGTCCCACAGCCATTGCTGGCTGACGCCGCACCTGGGGCAGGGGCACATGAAGACCCGCTGATCGCTTTCCAGCCAGGCTCGCCAGATCGCCCCTTCCTCGATCGTCGGGGACGACGGGATGAACATCTTGCCCAGAAAGCCGTATTCGGCGATCCGGTTTTCCAGCAGGTCCAGCGGGTCGCCTTCGTCCTGAAGGTCGCCTTCCCACCGGTCGATCTCGTCGCCCATGACGAAGGGCACCGAAACCGACGCGAAACTGGACGCGCTGCCCGATCCGGCGAAGACGATGTCCGCGCCGGGGCTCGAGAAGTGGAGGCCCGTATCGGCCGACCGACCCGGAAACATCGCCTTCAGCGACGCCGTGGTCTGGATCATCGGCCGGAACTTGGTCTTGACCATCCGCTTGGCCAAGGTCTCCGACGGCAGGATGACCAGCGACGACTGGCCGTGCTCCGCCCCCTGGCCCAGCCGGATCAGACCCAGTTCGGAAAAGCCCAGCTGGGTGCCCTTGGGGCAGATGATGCGCTTGATCGGACTGTCGTCCGACGTCGCCATCAGGATCTCTCGCGCCCAGGGCGTCGCTTCCGAGCGCCACCGGCTGGACTTGCCTTCCTTCGTATAGACCCGCTTCTGGTCCCCGTATTCGACGGGGTTAAGCTTCGTCTTCGGGGCGATCTCCGCGGCGATCGTCCGCCAGATGTCGGCCTCGCCCAGACGCCCCGAGGTCGTCGACAGCAGCTCGGGCATGTCGAGCAAGGTCGGACCTCATCCTCTCCACCACCGCCTTCAGCGCCTGGTAGGCTGTATGTTCGTCGCACCCGCAGGCGGCGGCGACCCCTGTCGCCTCGTCCCCCGGCGCCCGGTCCAGCATCTTGCCCACCTCGCCGGCGAAGACGGCGACGATGTCCAGGCCGGCGGCCCGGTCCATCAGCAGACCCTCTTCCTTCAGCCGCTTCAGGCGCCGCGTCGCCGCGTCGTCCTCGGCGGCGCTGGCGCGGGCCTCCGCCAGCCGTTCGGCCTTGGTCGCCCCGTCCTCGCCGCCGGGCGGCAGGTTGCGCGGCGTCGGGTCGTGGCGCGACGGCGACCCTTCGGGGATCGGCTTGAACGGCGGGTTCGGCGGGCGGGCCCGGCCCGAGGATCCGCCCTGCGGGGGCAGGCCCCGCACCTTGCCGTCCGCCCCGACCTTGGGGGTGCAATACAGGCTGCGCCACAGGTCCGCCTCGGCCGGATTGACCAGGGCGCAATCGCGGCCGTGCTGATCCTTGCCGGGATATTTCGGCAGGCCGCTCTTGAACAACCGCGACATCGCCGGCGGCGAAATCGGCGGGTCCTGCAACCGGCCATAGGCCGAGGCGCTGATCCGCTCGCCGTCGTCCGCCAGTCCGGCGGTCTTCAGGGCCATGGGCTAGAACCGGGGGCGGACGTCGCCCAGGGCCAGATTGTAGCGGTCGCCGCGCCATTCGACGCTGATCCCGTCGCGCACATAGTCGCAACTGTCCGGTCGCGCCCCGATCTCATCCGCCGTCACGCCGTTGGCGGCGCAGGCGAAGTCGCAGATCTCGACGCGGGGCAGGTTACGCAGGACGGCCGCCCGGCCGCGACGCAGCAGGTCGAACACATCCGCCTCCACCCGCCCGCCGGCGGCCGATGATGACGCGCCGTCGTTAGGTCGGGCGCGTCGAAATGTCAGTAAAAACAACGGCCGAAACGAAAACGGGCCCGCATGTGCAGGCCCGTTCGCGGCTGTCGCCTAGGTTAGCTCCAAAAGGCCCCCTACTAGGCGAAATGTCAACCTACTAGGAATGGGCTTTTTCCAACCCGCCCCACAGGGCCTCGATCCGCCGCTTGCAGTCTGTCAGACTTCCAGCTTCCGGGCCATGGGCCTGGGCCGTGCTGACGCTGTACCAGGTCCGACGGCCGTTCAGATCCTGGAACACCACCGTGCCCAGACGCACCGCATCCTTGCCGGCGCCGGTCTCATAGGCCCAGTCGCCGGTGTCCATCCGGCGCCAGCGGGGCTTGCCGGAGGCGATCATGCGGTCTCCTTTTTCAGATAGCGGTCGACCAGCCCCTTCAGGCGGCTGTCGTCGGTCTGGGCCGCTTGGACGCCCAGGCTGGGGTCGACGATGTTGCGGGCCTGGCTGGCCTTGACCCCCAGGGTCTCCATGATCGGCGGGTCAGACCCGTCGGTCGCGACCAGATAGATCGCCGTCACCGCCTCCGGGTAACAACGCTGCCCCTCCCGATCCAGGCGGCCGATGCACTGGTGATGGACGCCCGGCGACCAGTCCAGTTCTCCGAACACCACGGTCGAGGCGCGGGCCTGCAGCCCGTCCACCCCGGCGCCCGATCTCAGGCTCATGATCAGGATGTCGGTCGCGCCGGTCAGGAAGGCCTCGAGGGCGGCGGCCTTGGCCTTGGGCGTCTCCGATCCGGTGAACATGGCCGGCTTCAGGTCCGCCAGCCGCTCCAGCCAGATCGAATAGACCTCGCGGTGCCAGCCGAACAGGACCACCGGCTCGCCGGCCTCGACCATCACCCGGACCGCGTCCGCCACGGACCGGGCCTTGGCCACGCCGGTCGCCTGGCGCACCCTCATGTCCAGCTCCCGCACCGCCTCGCCCCGCTCGACGAAGGCGCCGGTCGTCGCCGTCAGGGCCAGGGCCGCCGCTGTCTCCTCGATTTCGGCCAGGGTGTGGGCGTTATGGCCGACCTCGCGGATCAGGATGTTCGGGCGCCCTTCCGCGCTCTTGGTCTTGCGGGTGAAGGCGTTGCAGTCCCGCAGATAGGTCCCGAGCGCCCGCGGATCATTGACCTTGGACTTGCCGTTGCCCAGGGCCGTGCACCATTCGCGCAGGAAGTCGTTGCGCTCGCCCAGCACCTCGGGCCGCAGGAAGCGCATCACTTCCCAGATCTCGTCGCCGTAGTTGTAGATGGGGGTGGCGGTCAGACCCAGCTTGAACCGGGCCACGGCGGCCAGCCGCAGGGCCGCCTTGCCCTTGTCGGCCTGGTCTCCGCGCCGCAGCTCCTGCATCTCGTCGAAGGCCAACAGGCCGATGGGGGCGGCCTCCAGCACCTCGGCCCATCCCGACAGCTGGCTATAGGCCAGGATCCTCACGTCGGCGTCGGGCAGGGGATAGGGCTTTGTTCCCTTCAGCACCGCGATCTTCAGGGTGGTGAACTCGCCCAGCTTCTTCGCCCACTGATCCCTCAGGTGCGGCAGACACACGATCACCGCCGGCAGGGCCTCGGGCAGCAGACAGGCCGCGCCGGTCGTATAGGTCTTGCCCTCGCCGACCTCGTCTCCGACCAACAGCCCGTCCACCCGCTCCAGCTGGGCCACGGCCCGGCCCTGGTGCTCGCGCACCGTCTGCCCCGGCCTCAGGCCGACGAACAGGGGCGGGCTATAGGGATCGGTCCGGATCCGCTCGATCTCGGCGGCGGCCGTGGTGTTGCGCTCGACCTGCCGTTCCAGGTGTCGCCGGTCCTCGGCCGACATGGCCATCGGGTAGCGGCTTTCGAACCAGGCCAGGTCCGCGCACCGCACAGGGGTGTCCCCGAACCGGTACGGCCCGCCCGCCCCCTTCGGAATCTGCGGGAACAGGGCCTTCAGCTTGATCTTCACATGCGGGTCCAGACCGCCCAGGATCCAGCCGTCCTCGATCCGGCTCAGCGCGCCATAGGTCCTCACAGGTGCGCCCTCCCCAGGCTGACGCCGTACACCGGCTTGCCCGACAGGCTCCCCGGCAGACGCAGGGCCCGGTTCGTGGCCACGATCACGGCCGAGACCTCCGGTCGTTCGGCATAGCGCTTGATCTGGGCCAGGATCTCGGCCGGGCGGGCGCGGTTCATCTTGACCTCGATCGCCACGCCCTCGACGTAGAAGTCGGCGATGCTGGTCCCCAGGCCCAGCCGCCGCTCCCGCTCGATCTTCCGCTCGGGAAACTGTTCGACCAGCCAGTCGTGCATCTGGGCCTGACAGGCCTTTTCGTCGTCCAGGTCGAACCGGCCGCGCGACAGGCTGCGCACCAGCTCCAGGTGAAGCGCCCTCAGCATCCGTCGGCCTCCTTCGCCATTTCGAATTTCGCGCTGTCGACCATGATCGTCGCCGCCGCCTTCGCCGTCCGCCGCGGCTGGGGCAGGTTCAGCGCCTCCAGCTCCCAGGGCCGTCCGAAACCCGTCTGCTGTTCGATCAGCAGGTCGGCGACGTCTTCCGGCGACATCAGGTGCCAGGAGCCGTGCGACACCCGGCCCAGCATGTGTTTGCGGGCCTCGGCGACCACGCGGGCGGCCTCGGGCTTGCCGGCGGTCCAGAAGGCGAAGGCCGCCTCCAGCTCCAGCGGCGATTTGGCCCTCAGGTCGTACAGGGCCGCCTGGGGATCGCGGGCCGTGGTCAGATAGGTCCGCCAGCCGCCGGTCCGCACCGCCACCACCACCACGGCCCAGCCCTTGGGCGCCGGGTCCAGCAGGCCGGATCGCCGCGCGGCCAGGATCACGACCGAGGCGTGGACCCGCTTGGCCCAGACGTCGGTCTTGCCGAACCGCTCGCCGATGGTCTTGAACGAAAACCCGCCGATCCGCTCGCCGACGGCGCGCAGGGCCAGCACCTTCAGGAAGACCGGCGACACCCCGTCCAGCAGCTCCAGCGCCGGCAGGAAGTCGTCGATCTGCGCCTGGCTCGGGATGAACCGGGCCACGGCCGGCGTGTCCTCGGCGTCCCAGCCTACCTTGTCGGCGAACTCGTGGATGTATTCCGGCATGGTCGAACCGCCGCCCGACGGCCGGGCCGACGACAGGGCGCCCAGGGTCAGCATGGCGTCGTACAGCCGCTTTCTCAGCGGCTCGACATAGGCCGCGTACTGGGTCGCCTCCAGCGGGGTCAGACGCCCCTCCTGACGCGGCCCGTCGTATCCGGGCTTGAACATCTCGATCTTGCGGACGGCGCTCATAGGCCGGTCTCCTGCGGGGATTGGGGTCCGGTTGAAAAGGGGGTTTTCGACGGGTCTTGGACGGGTCCGGTCAGAGCCTTCAGCGCCAGGGCGCGCTGGGCCGAGGCCAGGCGCCGGGCCTGTTCCTCGCCCAGGCCGTGGGCCGACAGGGCCGACAGCCAGGCGGCGCGGACGGCGCGCCACTCCAGGCTCGCCGACGGCGCGGCGGCCTCGCTCGGCACGACCAGGGCCGACAGGATCACGAAATCCCGCGTCGTCATGGGCGGATGCGGGGGCGGCGGCGTCATGCGCGCCTCCGGGGCTGGATCGGATCCTGGATGGCCACCCCCGCCAGGGCCTTGACCGGCCGCAGCTTGGCGGCCGCCATCGGGTTCAGCGGGAAGATCGTCGGCAGGGCGTCCGGGCCGGTCGCCTCGCGATACTCGGCCGGGTCCAGGTAGGACCGGGCGAAGCCGTCGCCCATCTCGGCCGCGACGGCGGCGCGCAGGGCGGCCGGGCCCGACCAGACGATGCTGGTGACCGAGGCCGTGGCGGCAAACTCGCGCCAGACCTCCTCGGCCAGGAACCGCTGCAGGCCGGGCGGGCCGTTGCTCCCCCAGGGCTTGGCCTCGGCATAGGCGCGGATGGCGGCGGGCAGGGCGCGCCGGTCGGCCTCGTCCAGCTTCAGCCAGGCCGACCGGGCCAGCATCGGCGATCCTCGTCCCCGGATCACCGTCGACCCGTACAGGTCCCGCACCTCGGCCCAGCCGATCCCGTCCTCTTCGCCTTCCCCTCCCTCCGGCCGCGCCTCGCGCGGAGAGAGGGAAGCGTCAGCTTCCCTATGTCCTGTCCTGTCTTGTCCTTTCAGAGCGTTTTCCGGCGGAATTCCGCCGGACGTCCCCTCTGTGTCCGCCGGACGTCCGGCGGACAGACCGTCTTTGTCCGGCGGACATCCGCCGGACGGCTCTTGCTGTCCGGAGGCGCGCTTCTGGCGCTTGCGCTCCCGCTCAGCCTCGCGCTGCTGCACGGCCTCCATTCGGGTGGCCCAGGCTTCGCAGGCGACCTCGGCCAGGGTCGGGTGATACCAGCGGCCGTCGGTCCACAGGATCCAGCAGGCCAGGACCTCGGCCTTGACCTCGAGCCAGGCGCTGATGTCGCGACGCCCGAACCCGGCCAGGTCCGACAGATACAGGTCGTCGTCGGGCAGGCTGGCGGCCGGAACCTCCTGATAGGCGGCGCACCACAGATCGATGTTCAACGCCTTGGCCCGATCGCTGGCGCGAATCCACCAGGCCGACCGGGTCAGGCGTTTGTGCTTCAGGGGGAACCAGTCATAGGCCGACAGGTCGCAGTCCGCCGGCGGCGGCGACCAGCCTTCGGGCGGGGTCAGACCCAGGACAGGTTGAAGGGAGCGGGGGGCGTCGCTCATGGTCAGTATTCGCTCCGGGATGTGCTGGGATCGTGATAGGCGCCGGCGAACTGATCCGAGGCCAGATTGCCGAACCGGACGCGGTCGGCGTCGAAGGCCAGCTTGATCGTGGCGATGGGGCCGTGGCGCTGTTTGCCGATGATGACCTCGGCCTGGTTCTCCAGCCGGGTCAGGTCTTCCTGCCATTGCAGGTGTTCGGGCGTGCCTTCCTTGGGCTCGGCCCGGCTCAGGTAATAGGCCTCGCGATAGACGAACATGACGCAGTCGGCGTCCTGTTCGATGGAGCCGGATTCTCTCAGGTCCGACAGCTGGGGCCGCTTGTCCTCGCGCTGCTCGACCTGGCGCGACAGCTGCGACAGGGCGAGGATCGGCACGCTCAGTTCCTTGGCCAGGGCCTTCAGGGCGCCGGTGATCTCGCTGACCTGTTCCACCCGATTGGCGTCGCGCCGGCCGGTCGAGGCCGTGGCCAGCTGCAGATAGTCGACGATGATCAGATCCAGCCCGTGCTGCCGCTTCTCGCGCCGCGCCCGGGCCGCCAGCTTGGCGATGGGCAGGCCGCCGGTGGCGTCGATGGCCAGGGGCGCCTGGGCGATCTCTATGGCCGCGTCGCGCAGCCGGGCGTATTGCGACGCGTCGATGTCGCCCTTGCGCAGCTTGTCGGACGACACGCCCGCCGCATCCGACAGGATCCGCATCGCCAGCTGTTCGGCGCTCATCTCCAGCGAAAAGAACAGAACCCGGCCGCCGGACACGGTGCGAGCCCCGCCCGGCGCGTCCGGATCGGCCGTATATTCCCAGGCGCGGGCGACGTTGAAGGCGATATTGGTCGCCAGGGCCGTCTTGCCCATGGACGGTCGGCCGGCCAGGATCAGCAGGTCCGACGGGTGCAAGCCTCCCAGGCTTCGATCCAGATCGGTCAGGCCCGTGGCCAGCCCGGCCAGCTTGCCGTCCCGCTCATAGGCGGCGGCGGCCATCTCGACCGCGCCCGACAAGGCCTGACCGAAGCGGACCACGCCCTGGCCGTTCGTCCGTCCGGCCTCCATGATCCGGAAGATCTCGCTCTCGGCCGCCTCGGCCACGGCGCGCACGTCCTGGTCGGGGTCGTGCGCCTCGGTCTTCAGGCCGTCGCCGATGCGGATCAGGGCGCGGCGGCGCGCCTGTTCGATCACCGACCGGGCGTAGTCGGACGCCGTCGCGGCCGGGGGCGCGTGATCGACCAGGTCCGCCAGATAGCGCAGGCCGCCGTACTGGTCGAAGGCGGGGTCCAGCTTCAGCCGGTCCGTCATCAGGGTCGGGTCGGCCAGCATCCCCTGACGGATCGAGGCCTCGATCCCCGCCCACAGGCGCGCGTGATAGGGCTCGTGGAAATGCTCGGCCGAAAGCACGTCGGGCAGACGTTCGAACACGGCGTTGTCGAACAGGACGCAGCCCAGCAAGGCCTGTTCGGCCTCCAGATTGGCGGGCAAGGCCTGGGCCGGAGCCGAGGTCTGCGCGTTCGCGGCGGGCGGGATCATTCGCACGACCGCCCGCGCAGGGGCACGCCCCAGGCCTTCAGGGCGCCCTCGACCTCCGCCAGGCTGCGGCAGATCAGATAGGGCGCGCCCAGGGCCCGCACGTCCTCCTCGAAGGCCGACTGTTCGGCGCTCTGGCGGCCGTTCTCCGGCGCCTTCAGTTCGATGAAGCCGACCCGGCCCTCGGGCAGGACGAAGACCAGATCGGCCACGCCGGGCCGCACGCCCAGGGCCTTCAGCAGTTCCTGTTCAAACCGCTTGCGCGTCCCCCTCTGGTTCGGGACATGGAAGAAGACGGTCGCGGGCGACGCCACCCTCAGGAACTGCACCACCAGCTTTTGCAGAGCCTCTTCCGGCCGCTTCGCTGGCGCGCGGCGAGGTTTGACGGTCATGTCCATCATGACGCCGTCCCCGAGCGGGAGGCCCAGCCGTCGCCGTTGGGGCCAATATGGCGAACCCGTACACGGCCCAGCATATAAACCCGCTCGATCAGACGAACGAAAACGAACGCCGCCGCCGGCCCGTGGCGCGCGCTGATCGCGCGGCGTGCGTCACGGACGGCGTAAAAATCGGGCGCATCGACCCAGGCCAGGGCCAGGTCGTAGTCGATCCCGGCTTCGTTGGCGCAGGCCCGGACCGGATAACTGGAGATGAACGAGGGCTTCATGCCGCGACCCTCCAGAGGTGGCAGCGGTCTTCGATTTCCTTGAACGGAGGCTCGGTCTCCTCCTCCGTCCAGGGAAGCCAAGTCCGGGCCATAGCGACGCAGCACGCCCAGCACCACCGCCAGGACATAAGATCGCCGTCGAATCTGTCGCACCGGTAGCGATGGCGCTCGCCCATTCCGATAGGGCCGCCGCAGAAATGGCACTCTGGATGCGGTTTTCGGGCCGTCACCATCTTGTCGACGAAGGTCTTGTCGTCCGAACCGCCGAAGTCACCGGCGAAGGGATCGTAGGCGATCACGTCCGCCTCGAACTCTGCGAAGATGTCCATCATGCCGCGACCCTCGGCTCGTCCAGCAGGTCGAACAGGCTGGGCACCGCCTTCTCGCGCGCCGCCGCCTCCACATAGGCGACGCCGTCCAGGAAATAGCCGGGGTTCAGTTCGATCCCGGCGCCGCGCCGGTTCAGCTTCAGGGCGCGGAAGGGTACGGTCATCAGCCCGCCGAACGGATCCAGCACCAGTTCGCCCGGCTGGCTGAACTGGACGATCAGCCGGTCGACGATGTCGAAGGGCAGGGGGCACAGGTGTTTCTCCGCCCCCTTGGCGGACTGGGCCGTGTTCAGGCTCAGCATCTGGGCCACGTCGGTCCAGATGTCGGGATGCCACGACTGGGGCGGCAGCAACATGAAGGTGGGCGGCAGCTGGCCCACGGCCTCCAGCGTCTCGCCGATGCGGACGTGGTGGGCGTAGTCATAGACCTCATGGGCGCTGAAATCGCGGAAGGTGCGATAGACGACGTCCGCCGGCAGGCCCAGCAGCTCCTCGCCCGTCACCAGCCGGTCGCCGCTCGAGCGCTGATAGCCATGGGCGTCCAGCTGCCAGCGGGCGCGGGTGTAATCGGCCTTGTCCTTGACCACCGGATCGTCGGCGTAACCGTTCGAGGCGTCCGACGGGGGCTTTCTGAACCGCAGGACGTATTCCGGCAGGCCGACGCCCATCCGCGTCCCGTCCTTGCACTGTTCCGACCAGCCCAGCCGATAGGTCTGGTTGTTCTCCCGCACCACGTCGGTGACGTTGGTCGTCTGGCCCAGATAGGCGAAGCCGGCCTCGCGGAAGACGCGGCGGCAGTCGTCGCCGAACGGATAGACCGTCTGGAAGCCCAGGCCGGTCATGCCGCCGGGCACGATCCGGTCCTTGATGTGGATACAGGCCACCCGGCCGGGTTTCAGCACCCGGAACAGCTCGGCCGTCAGGAACCGCATCTGGTCCCAGAAATGGGCGTTGTCGTCGGTATGGCCGAAGTCGTTGTAGCTCGGCGTATATTCGTACTGGGTCGAGAAGGGGATGGAGGTGACGATCAGGTCGACCGTGTCTTCCTCCCAGGTCCGCAGCTCCATCACGCAGTCGTTGTTGACCAGGCGGTGATGTTCGCCGGTCACCTCGATCCGCTCGGCGGGGTCGAACAGGGCCCGCGTCAGTTCGCCGGCGAAGGCGGCCTGGGACAGGCCATAAGTCTTGATGATCTCGCGCATCTTTTCCATCATTTCGTTGTGCTGGGCCCACTTGCGCTGAAGGGTCCGCAGAACCTCGCGCTCGCTCTCCGCATGGATGATGTGGATCTCGACCTGCCGGGTCTGGAGAAAGCGGAAGATCCGGTGACAGGCCTGGATGAAGTCGTTGAACTTGAAGCCGATGCCGACGAAGATCGCCTTGTGGCAGTGGCGCTGGAAGTTGCAGCCCGAGCCCGCGATCACCGGCTTGGCCGCCAGATGCTGGAAAGCCCCGTCGCTGAACCCGATGATCGTCTCTTCCCGCTCGACCAGATCCTGACTGCCGTAGACGGACCGGACGCCCGGCACGGCGGCCTCGATGGCGGCCCGCTCGGCCTCCAGGTCGTGCCACAGCAGGAAGTGATCGTCCGGGGCCGCCGCCAGGATCTCGCCCATCTTGGCGATCCGGGCGTCCAGGGTGTCGCGCTTCTCCCGCGCCGCGTCGACGACCCCGTGGGTGGCCTCGCGGAACAGGCGGACCTGACCCCATTTCTCGGTCCCGGCGCCCTCGGCCAGATCGACCTGGACCTCGTGATAGACCACCTTCAGCGGCGGCAGATCATAGCCCTCGTCCGAAAAACCCAGGTCGCTGGGGCGCTGCACGAACAGGCCCCAGGAGGCGATCCACAGCCAGAACTCCCGTTCCTTGTGGGGGTGCAGCGTCAGCTGGTCGGCCTTCTCGCTGTTGCGGCGGAAGAACCGCGTCTTGGCCTGGCCCACGTCCATGACGTCCAGGAAGGCGGCATAGGCCAGAAGCTCGATATAGTCGTTCGGCGACGGGGTGGCGGTCGCCACATAGCGATAGGGCACGCCCCGGCCGGTGCGGTCGGCCGCGCCGTCGGCGCCGAACAGCCGCATGAACTCGCGGAAGGTCTTGGACCCGCCGAAGCCGCGCAGGCACGAGGCCTCGTCCAGGCTGACCACCGTAAAGGCAGCCGGGTCCAGCTTGCCGTCGCGGATCGTCTCATAGTTGGTCAGGTACAGACCCTCGGGGTCGGTCGCCTCCTCGATCCGGCGGATGAAGCGGATCGTCAGGCCCAGCATGGCCGCGTCCCGAACGAACTCCTGGCGCACCCCCAGCGGCGCGACGATCAGGCCCATTCCGCCGGCGCGCACCCGGGTCAGGCGCACGGCCTCCAGCTGGATGATGCTCTTGCCCAGGCCGAAGGCGGCGAAACAGGCGCGGCGGCCGCCCGCCACCATCCAGCGCACGATGGCCCGCTGATGCGGCTTCAGCAGCGGATGGATCTCGCGCTCGTCGATCTCGAAACCGACGGCGGGCGGGGTGCAGGCCTTGGCGGCGATGAATGCCTGATAGGGGTCGTGAAAGGCCAGGCTCATGCTCTAGGCGTCCTTCAGTTCGGCCGCCCCGGCGGGACGGGCCATGCGGGGGGTGTCGGAAACGGGCGCGGGCGCATGGGCCGCCAGTCGGGCGCGGCCGGCCGGGCCAACCGACAGCCAGGCGTGGCGTCCGCAATAGGGGCCGCAGCCGGGGGCTTCGACCGTGCGGGCGTTGCAGACCATGTGATCGCGGGACCCCTCGACGGTCACGGGCCAGCGGCACCCGGACTTGTGGTCGATCAGGCGCGCCGGCGTCGTGCCGGGCAGGGGCGCCCAGGCGGGATGCGAACGGGGAAAGGGCTCGACCGGTTCGGACGTCGCCGCCGCGGCGAAAGCGGGGGACTCCGCCGGCCGGGGGGCCGAAGCCGCCGGTTCGACGGCCTTGCGTGGGCGGCCGCGGCGTGTCGCCTGTCCTGGTCCGGTCGGGCCGCCCGTCCCGGCACCCGTCTTGGGAGCCGCCTTGGGGGCCGCGCCGACCTTGCGGGGCCGACCGCCCCGGTTCGGTCCGGGCGCGACTTCAGGAAAGACCTCGCCGGTCTCGCGCGCGACCCGAGCGAACAGGGCCTTGGTCGCCGTCAGGCTCAGACCCTCGCGCTTGGCGATCGCGCGCGGGCCCTCGCCGGACCGCCGCGCCTTCAGCATCCGCGTCTCGCGGGCCAGGTCGCGACGGGGATCGACATAGTCGGGGTCGCCGCGTCGACGCCGGGCCGAGACCGTCAGGGGCGCATCGGCCGAGGGCGACGCGGCGGCGCGGGCCAGATCCGCCCGCACCCGCGCCAGGGCCTCGCAATAGACGCCCCGGCCGACCAGGCCGGAAGGCGACATCTGCACCACATGCACCCCCAGCAGCTTGGCGCACTGGATGGCCGGCCGGTCCGTCGGGTGGATCAGGGCCGCGGCCGCCAGCAGCCGCACCCGGCCCCGGCCGTCGCGGACCGGCGCGAAGACCGTCTGCGGGTCGAACCCGTATTCGGCGGCGGCGGCGACCACCGCGCGCGCCACCATCCCTGCCGTCAGCGGGCCCGGAACCAGGTCGGAAGTCGCGGCGGGGGCGGTCACGACCGGACCTCCGCCAGATTCTCCCACAGGGCGACGGCCAGCTGCACCACGCATCCGGTCTGGGCCTCGGGACAGACGGGCGACGCGAACGACACCTCGGCGACCAGCCGCTCATTGACCCGCCACACCCGCGCCGTGCGCAGGAAGGTCGCGCCCTTCTCGGACCACCGCCGCAGGAACATCTGCCCCGTGGCGTTGGCCGAATACAGCACCATCTCCACCGGCACGGCGAAGACCTCGGCCGGCCCCGACGGCGCCGGGATATTCAGAACCGGCGGCGCCGCCCCGGCCATTTCGGGTCCGCCGCGCATCAGGCGGCCGCCTGCAGTCGGCGTGACAGCAACGGGTCGTTGGCGGCGATCAGGGCCGCCGCGGGGGGCGGGCTGACGCTGTTGCCCGCCATCCGCGTCTGGGCCGTCTTGGTCAGGGCTCGGCCGTCCGCCGTGCGGTCGATCACATAATCGCCGGGGAAACCCTGCGCCCCATACAGTTCGCGGGGCGTCAGCATCCGCATGCCGATGTCCGCGATCTGCCAGACCTCGTCGACGCCCTCGGCGTTCGGCACGATCACCAGGCCGAATCTCAACCGGGCCTGGGCCGTCGCCAGAGGATCGGCGCGCTCCGCTTCGGTCGGGTCGCCGAAATGCTCGCGCAGGAAGGACAGCACCTCTGCGCGCCGTGAGCCGGGCTCGCCCTCCAGCGCTTCCAGCGACAGCTGAACCGACCGTTGATGGCTTCCTGCCGCCAGTATGGTGCTGACCGGGGCCGAGGCCTCATGGCCGACGACGCCCGTATTGGCCCGTTCCATGAAGGCGGCGACAGGCGCGTGACGGTCCTTTGTGACCACCGTCGGCATTGGCGCGTCGATCCGACCGCCATCGCCTGTGCCGTAGTAGCTGGTCAGACAGGCGGCGGCGACATAGCTTTTGCCGCCCGCGCCATCGGTCATCACCGTAGGGTGGGGCTCGGCCATGTCCCGTCCGACGGCCGTTCCGAACTGACGGCCCAGCACGGCCGTCACCAGCCCGTGACGGGGTGCGCCCGCCATGGCGGTATGCAGCGGGTCGGACGGATCGGTCCCGACCGAGTTCTCGCTGAACTTGGTGATATGGGCCAGCACCGGCGCCAGAGGCACGCCGCAGCCGGGGCGCTTGACGTAGGAATTGGCCGTCACGGTCGGCAGGGGCTCGCCCGCATCCGCGCCGGTGCTCTCGGCCCGGAACTTCGTGATATGCGCGGCGGCGAGATTGAAACCACCCGCGCCGGAACTCGTGACAGTGCGCGCAGGATCCTCCGCCGACCAGGCCCGCAAACCGGCGCCCGGACGATCATCCCCATAGGCCGATCCGACCAACGTCGGCGCAACCACGCCCAGCTCGCCCCGGTTCGCGGCCGTGATCGTCTTGAACGGCTCGGCCACGTCGTGGTTCGGCCGCTCGCCCGCATGGGTCACGGGCACGATGAAGGGCGACTTCGCCTCTATGACGAACTTCTTGATCCCCTTGGCGATCCGCTTCTGGGTCTTTGGCGCCAGGGCCTTCTTCCGGCCGAAGATCGACGGGCAGGGCAGGTTCCAGTCGATGATCTCCGCCGCCGCACGCCACGGCTTCATCGGCGCGTCGAACAGGCTGGGGGCCTTCAGCTTGGCGCGCGACGCATGGGTCTTTTCGGGCCAGACGATGGGCCGGCCGTCTCGGCGCGCGACCAGGAACAGCCGCTTGCGCGTGGTCGGCGCCCCATAGTCGGCGGCGACCAGCTCCCGCCACTCGACGGCGTACCCCAGGGCTTCCAGCTGGCTGACCCAGGTGCGGAAGATCTCCCCGCGCTTTTCCTTGATCGGACGGTTGTCGTCGCCCAGCGGGCCCCAGTCCTGAAACTCCTCGACGTTCTCCAGGAAGATGCAGCGCGGCTTCACCTTGGACGCCCATTTCACGACGACCCAGGCCAGGGCGCGGATCTTCTTGTCGGCGGGCTTGCCGCCGCGCGCCTTCGAATGGTGGGTGCAGTCGGGCGAGGCCCACAGCAGGCCGACAGGCCGCAGATTGCCGTGCGCGTCGGAACAGGCCTCGACCGGATCGACCTCGAACACGTCGCAGCAGTAATGCTTTGTGCCCGGATGGTTCGCCGCGTGCAGGGCGACCGCGTTCGGATCGTGGTTCACCGCCACGTCCGGGTGGCGACCGGTGGCCAGCTTGATCGCGGTCGACGCCCCGCCGCCGCCGGCGAACAGGTCCACGATCATCTCGTCACGGCCCAGCCCGTCAGGCTGGACGGGCGATGTCAGGCTTTCGGCGGCGATCATGCCCAGGCTCCGGTGATGGAAGAGGTTCGACGCGGCAGGCGGGCCAGGCGTTCGATCCCGCCGCGGTGCGACTGGACCGTCACGGTGCGGTCGACGGCCGCCGTCTGATGACAGGCGCAGTAGGAGCGCCCGGCGCGAGGCCGGCCGCAGAAGCCGAAGTCCGGGCTCTTGGGATCGCCCACGGGCCATTTGCAGCCGTTCGGGGCCAGATCGCTGATCAGGCCCCGGTGCAGGGCGGTCAGGGCCAGGGCGGCCTTGACCTCGGCGCGGCGGGCGTGACGACGGTCCAGCGGCGACGGGACCGGGGGCTTGGGCGGCTGCGGCTTGGGCGCGGGCCTCCGTTCGGCCGTTCGGGTCGCCCGTTGGCGGCGCGGCGTCAGACTCTGGCCGTTGCGCTTGGGACGGTCGGGCAGGCCCAGCCGGTGCGCCTGGCTGATGCAGGCGTTCTTGCTGACGCCCAGCTTGATCCCGATGGCGCGGAAACAGGTGTCGGCCTGATGTTCGTCGACGATCACCGCCAGCCGCGCGGCGGGCCATCGGTCCGTCGCGAACTCGTCAAGGCGCGCCCGCAGACGCGAATAGTCAAACACGGCCATGCCGCACCCCGTTCATCGCCGTCGCCCCCGCCTCAGGGGCGCGCGGCTTTGCTTCATTCTGGATGGACCCCGCCACCGACCAGGCGCGGCGCCTGCGGCCTCTGACGGGCCGTCGGGCGTCTCAAGGGGTTCGCGGGCCGTGGACCGGCCCTGCGGATTGGGCCGTCAGGCCGGGCCGGTCGCGGCCGTTCGGCCCGCGCCGGAATGCGCCGAACAGGCGAGCGGGCTTGACGTCCGCTCCGTCGGCGACGAAGTTTGGTTAAAATCAACAAGACCGGGCGAACCGGCGGTGATCACATGACCTTCCCCACACATCGGGGGCTCAGCGACCTGGGCCTCAACCATCGGCCGACCTGCGGCCAGACGCTCCAGTTCGGACGCCAGCGGCGTGCGGATGTGGACGAACCCGCTCATGCGGCGGCCTTCTGCGTCGGCACGCCCGCCGGCCATTCGGCGGCCTCGGGCCAGTTCGCGCCGAACCAGCGCATCACTTCGTCGTACTTGCCCGCCGTAAACCCGGCGCCGTCTTCCAGACGGGGGAAGAACCGCCAGTCGTTAGCGGCCTGGCGGCCGACCGTCGAGATCGACAGGCCGGTCGCAGCGACGAAGGCCGCGGCGCAGGTGACCAGGTGATGTCTCAGTTCGTCTTCCATGAAGCGGAAGATAGGCGGATGTTTCCGCCTATTGCAAGCGGAAACATCCGCCGGGACCTACGTCCGTTTTTGGCGGATAAATCCGCCATGTCCCTAAAGGCGAACGTCGAGCGCCGGCTCTCGGAGCTCGGTATCAATCCTTACGAGGCCGCCCGCCGGGGCGGGCTGGAGCGGAACTTTGTCCAGGACATACTTCACGAAAGGAAGCGCAGCGTCCGGGGTGACAACCTGGACCGGCTGGCGAAAGGGCTGGACTGCGATCCCTCAGACCTCATCCCTTCAGGCGGACGCAGGGCGGAAAAGGTCGCGTATCGCGAAGTGGTAGGTTTTGCGGGGGCTGATCCTGAGGGAACGATTCTCTTCGCACACGGGCAGGGGACAGGGGACTACGCCCCGGTGCCGCCCAACGGCTCGCCGACGGCCCGGCCGATCGAGGTTCGGGGTCACTCCATGCCCTTCTTTGCGGAGGACGGCACCCTGATCTGGTTCGACGATCAGAAATCCCACCCCGATCCGGAAATGATCGGTCATGTGGTCGTGGTCCAGCTGGACACGGATGAGGTTCTGATCAAGCGGCTGCTGCGAGGATCCGAAAAGGGTCTCTTCGACCTCGAAAGCATTGCAGGCCCTACCAGGCGCGACGTGCGCCCCGTCTGGGTCGCGCGGATCATCGCGATCATACCCCCTCTTGAGGCGCGCCGGATCATTCGGCGCGGCGGGATGGCCGCTTAGCGCACGAAAACCAGCAGGGCGACAACGGCGGCGGCGATCAGGCCGCCGAACAACGCTAGGGCGCCCCAGCTGTTTTGTCCGAAGATCTTCGGCTCGGAACTTGCGCCGTCGGGAGACTCCAGCGCGGCGGGCGTCTCAACGGCTGGCGTGACGGCCCGAGCACCCGCAGTCATCGCGGAGCCGACCAAAAGCACGCATCCCGAGACGAATGCGAACCCGCCGACCAGCACCATCACGAGGGCGCGAAGCATGAGTTGGAAGTTGACCGTTCGGGGCGCGTCCACAAGGCCGACATAGGGGACGTAGCGGCTCTCAGGCTGGACGGTCACCTCGGCCGTGGCGCCGAAGATGACAAGCGCCGCCCCAGCGATCAGCAAGACGGCGGCGGCGGTTTTGAAACCTACGGATGATGTCATGAAATCCTCCCGAGGGTGGACGATGACGGGTCCGGCAATACTCGTCAAAGCGGGTGTTCCCGCCTCTGTCCGCTACGCACAAATGCGTAATAGCGGATAAATCCGCCTTTTCGCGTTGACAGGCGGAAACATCCGCCTTTAGTCTCCCCCTCATACCGAGGGAGCGTCATGCACGACCAAGCCACACCATCGCAGCCTGCCACGACGGAAACGGTCGTAACCCGCGCCGTCGGCGCCACCATCGGCGCGCTCGGCGTGGCGGCCGCCATCGGCCTCTCGTCGGGCGGTCATGACCTGCTGGGCGCGACCATAGGCGTCGCGGCCGCGGGCGCGGTCATCGCCATCGACACCGTCGCCCTGCGCCGACGGGTGCGTCGAGAGGATCGCTTGGTCGCCGTCGCCGCCGCCGATGACGTCCGTTTCGTGATCGGCGCCGCCGACCCCGGCGACTTCACCTCCTTTTCCGACCGGTCCGACGACCTGTCGATCCCCCCGTTCGCGCCGCTTCCCCACGGCGCGGATACGCGCGGCCCGGCCCCCTCCGGCCCTCCCCCGGCCGGGCCGCGCACCCCTCTTTTGCCGGCGGACCTCAAGGCGCCGGTCTTCGCCCTGCCGCCCCTGGTCCAGGCCGGACTTCTGATCCTGGCCGAGGCCGACCGCGACCCGACCGATCAGGACACGATCAGAATTCCCGTCGCCCTCGTCGGCCGCCTCCGCCGCGCCGTCTCGGCCGAGATCGAGGCCCAGGCCGGAGCGACCGCCGCCTATTCCAGGGCGGCCCAGCTGAAGGCTGTGACCTGATGGATCCGCGATCGACCGCCGCAGGTCTCGTCGGCTGGGTCGTCGGCTGCGCCGTCCACCGGCCGCGCGACCTCCTCTTACTCGCCGCCCTGGTGGGCGGCTGCATCTGGAGCCTGGGCCTGTGACCGGCGCCGCCGTTTTTTCCGCCGTCGCCGCGCTCAAAACCCTGCGCCGGATCCTGCAGCGTCTGGCCCACAGGGCCGAGAGCGCCCGCGCTTGGCGCCGGTTCCAGGCCTCGGTCCGCAAACAGCGCGAAGCCGCCCGCGCCGACCACGCCCGCACCCGAGAAATCAACCAGCGCCAGTCCGACCGGCTTCACGCCGCGCTCCGGGCTGGCCGTCAACAAGGAGTTTGACTCTGTGACCGATCCTGCCTTCGCCCCCGCCGCTGCGGCCCAGGCGCTTCACGCCCAGCTTGCCGAAACCTCGGCCGAGGTCCTGACCGCCACGGCCCAGGGTCGTCTGCGCACCATCGTCGAGCGCCTGGAACGTCTCGAGGAGGACAAACAGGCCGTTCTGACCGACATGAAGGAGGTCTTCGCCGAGGCCAAAGGCGAGGGTTACGACATTCCCGTCCTCAAACAGGTGCTGAAGATCCGCGCCACCGACAAGGCGAAGCGGCAGGAGAAGGACGCGATCCTCGACCTGTACATGTCTGCCCTGGGGGAAATCTGATGTCCGGCGGAGCCGCCGCCGTATCCGCCGGGCCGGCTCCGCAGCCGGCCCTCTTCTCCGGCCTTCAGGTCCTGACGCCCAGCACGACGGACACGACCAGCGCCGACGTGCGGGCCAACGCCCGGTTCGAACTTCACCGGGCCCTGGATCGCGGCAATGACGCCGACCTTCTGGCCTGGGTTCGCCGCTGGGGCGAGGGCCTGACGGACGGGATCGAACATCATGTCGCCGAGGCCGAATACCTCAATGAGAAGCTGGACGAGAGCGACGACTGGTCCAGCAGCTATGACAACGCCAGGCTCCAGGAAGCCGAAACCGGCGTCCAGAACGCGCATGAAGCCGTCGCCGACGCCCGAAACAAGCTCGCCAATCTGGTCCAACCGGACGTCCAGGCCGCCGTCGTCGATCTGGACGAGGCGCTGAAACATCTGACCGGCGCCCTCAAGGAAATCGACGCCCTATGAAACTGACCATCGAACAGGCCGTGCTGCAAAAGGCCTTGGCCCGTGTCGTCGCCATCGCGCCGCGCAAGAACACCATCCCGATTCTCGGCAATCTGATGATAGACGCCGAGACCGATCCGGACGGCCGTGTCTGGCTGGTCGCCACCGACCTGGACCGTGAGGCCCGCGTCTGCGTCGAAGCTCAGGTCGAACGGCCGGGCCGCACGACGGTCCCCGCCCTTCTGTTCGACCAGATCGTGCGCAACGCGCCGTCAGGGGCCGACGTCCTGCTGGACCTCGACGTCGAGCGGGATGCGCGCATGCTGACCCGGTTCGGGCGGTCGCGCTACAACGTTCCTGTCTTGCCGGCGAGCGATTTTCCGGTCTGGAAGACACCGAAATGGCGGGCTGAGTTCGCGGCGGACGCCGTATCCGTCTCCGGCATGATTGAGCGGGCGGCCTTCGCCGTCTGCACCGACGAAACCCGCCATTATCTTCAGGGCGCCTATCTCCATGTGGCCCAGGATGCGGACGGGCCTCGGCTGCGCTTTGTCGCCACCAACGGTCACGTCCTGGCCTGGGGGCAGGGCGATCTGACGGCGAAGGACACGGACTGGGAAGGCGTCATCGTCCCAACCATGACCTTGTCTCAGTTCAAAGCCGGCCTCGACGGTCGGGCAGGGCCGGTCACCCTGCGGATCGCCGCCGAAGGCGTTCAGATGGAGACCAGCGACCTGATCATCACCAGCAAGGTCATATCCGGCGCCTATGTCGACTATGTCCGACTGGTGCCCAAGACCTGGGCGCGCGAGGTCCGGGTCAATCGCCGTCTGCTGGCGGACGCGGTGACGCGGGTCAACATCATGACCACGGACAAGGCATCCTCGATCAAACTGGCCTTCGCGCCCGAGACCATCACCCTGACGGTGCGCAACGACCTCGCGGGCCAGGTGGTCGAGGAAATCGACGCCGAGTTCACCGGCGAGCCGTGCGACGTCGGTTTCAGCGCCCGTTACCTGCTTTCGGCGCTGAAACAGACCGAGGCGGACGACATCGTCATGGGCTTCTCCGACGACGCCTCGCCGATGCGGATCGAGCCCCACTCCGATGACCCGGAATATGGCGTCGCCTTCGCCATCGTCATGCCCCAGCGGGTCTGACCATGGCGCGTCCGGTCATGACCCTGGATCAGCTGGCGGTGTCGCGTCGGCGCCTGGCGACCCTGCGCCTGATGGCGGCCGGGCGGCCCATGTCCACCGATCAGGTGATGCGGCGCGGCGTCCTGGGCTACGTCGATCCGAAACTCTATCCGGCCGAACGCAGCCGCGTCCGCTCGGCCCTGCGGGACCTCTATCAGGCCGGGTGGGTCGAACGCGGCGACGCCGGCTGGCGCATCACCGCCGATGGTCAGGGCGCCCTTCTCCGCATCGAGACGCTTCGGGCCGCCGCATGATCGCCCGCGCCCTTCATAGCCTTGTTCTTCTCCTGTGCGGCAAGCGCCGCCTGCTCTGAACTGGAACCCCCATGACCGACGCCCCCTTGGTCTCCGAAATCGTCGTGCCGCCGAAAGAGCAGCGCCACTTCGACTCTCCGCCCGGCCTCCATCCTGAGACAAGGGTGCTGGTCGCCGTCTTCGCCTCCGCTCTTTCGGAGAAACTGTACGACGCCCAGGTCAAATACGGCTTCGAGGCGAACTGGCGCGAGGCCGGCTGGCAGGGTGAACTGATCACCCAGCTGCTGGACCATGTCCGCAAGGGCGACCCCCGGGACGTCGCCGCCTATTGCGCCTTCGCCTGGCATCACGGCTGGAGCATCGCCCCCGTCGTCCCCGTCGTCTCCGGCGCCGAACAGGTCCGGGCCCAGGCCGACCGCCTGACCTTCGAAGACGAACTGGCCGAGGCGCGGGCCCTGCGCAGCCGCCGCCAGCGCCGGGTCCAGGACTGGGCTTTCCGCTGTTTCGGCCTCACGGCAGCCACCGACCCCCGCCATCGGGGCTTGAGGATGCTGGAAGAGGCCATCGAACTCTATCAGGCCGTCGACGGCGACGCCGGTCAGGCCCAGGCCCTGGTCGATCACGTCTTCGCCCGGCCCAAGGGCGCGCCGGTTCAGGAGCTGGGCGGCCTGGGCGTCACCGCCCTGGCCCTCGCCGCCGCGCTGGGCCAGGGCGCCGACGCCGCCGAACAGGACGAGGTGACGCGCCTCCTCGCCCTGGACCCTTCCCATTTCCGCGACCGCGACGCCGCCAAGGCCGCCGCCGGCTTCGGCCCGCCAGCCGACGCGAAAGGCGGCGCCTGATGCAGATCGACCCCGTCGATGTCGGAATCGGCCAGCGCCTGCGCCGTCTCCGCGAAAGCCGCAACATCGGTCAGGCCGCCCTCGGCCGCGCCCTGGGCGTCAGTTTTCAGCAGGTGCAGAAGTACGAGGCGGGCAAGAACCGCCTCTCGGCCGCCCGCCTGATCCGCGCCGCGATCCATCTCCAGTGCGCGCCCCAGGACATTCTAGGCCCGATCCCGGCCGTCGGCGGCGCCGACGACCCGACCTCCGTCGTCTTCGCCACCCCCGGCGGCCTCCAGCTGGCCAAACTCTGGCGCGACCTGCCCCCGGAACGCCGTCAGATCCTGATCCACCTCGCCGCCGCCCTCAAGGCCTGCGCGGCCCCCCAACCCCGGAGCGCCTGACATGGCCGACACAACCGATCTGATCAACAAGGCCGTCGCCGAAGTCATGACGCCCGACTTCGTGAAAGACCAGGTGGCGACCCGCGTCCAGAAGCTGGTCGTCGAAGCGGTCGACGATGCGCTCCGCAGCTACAGCGATATCGGCAAACAGATCAAAGAGGCGGTGAAGGCCAGCCTCCAGGTCAACGACCTGAACCTCCCGTCCTACGGGCTCCTCGTCACCGGCATGATCGAGAAACAGGTCAAGGATCACGCCGGCGCCTTGATCGACGCGCGCCTGGCTGAGGACATCCGCGAGCTGCTGAACATCGCCCCCGCCGAAATCAAACTGTCGGAAATCGCCAGGGACATGATCAAGGACCGGCACGACGACGACTATGGCCAGGTCATTACCGTCATCGTCGAGCACAACGACTACGGCTCGACCTGGCTCTATCTGGACGAAGAGGAGCATCACTCCCTCCGCGACAAATACCAGTGCCGACACAGCCTGTTGTTGAATAAGGACGGCACGATCAGCGCCGCCCGGATCGACAAGCGCGACCTCAAGGATATCCAAACCATCGGGCGCGGCTATGGCCTGCCGGACAGGATCCGGGCCTATTATGCGGCCGGGACCAGGATCATCCTGGACGAGGACGCCGTGGTCACCTGGGTCGGGGACTTCTGATCATGGATGAAGCCACAGAACAGGGCCGCGCCTGGTTCGCCATCCTCGCAGGCATCCCCGCCATCCTGGGCTGGGTCGGCTACGGCCTGGCCATCCTCCTGGCCCCGCACCTGGGAACCGCCCCGGACCCCCTACACTGGGCCGGGATCGCCACCGGCGGCTGGTATCTGATCGTCCTGACCGTCGCGGTCGGTCCGCTTTTTCTGATGCACGGGGACTGACCATGCACCCCCGCGACTACGCCATCCGCGCCCACGGCGACCAGACCTACGGCGACCTGCCCTATGTCGTCCACCTGGACGCCGTCGTCTCCGTCCTGAAGGGCTGGGGCATGTACGGCGCCGAGATCATCGCCGCCGCCTATCTGCACGACGTGCTGGAAGACACGGACGTGACCATGTCCGAGCTGCGCAAGACCTTCGGCGACGGGGTCGCCCGGATCGTCTGGTCCTGCACGGGTGATGGAGAGACCCGCGACGAACGCATGGCCTCCATCTACGCCAAGGTGGCCCAAAGCGGCCGCGCCGCAGCGGTGAAGCTGGCCGACCGCGTCGCCAACCTCGAGGCCTGCGCCCCCGGCTCCGACCACGCCCGCCGCTACGCCCGCGAGCACAAGGCCTTCGTCGCCGCCCTCAAGCCCTGCGTCCCCCGTACCTGTTGGGACCGCTACGTCACCGCCGTCAGCCGCGTCATGGGGGAGGGATGATCATGGCCGCCAGAGACCCAGCCAACCCCGTCCCGCCCGTCATGGCGGCCATTCCCGAGATCGCTCTCCGGCTTCAGCAGGGCCAGCAGTTCAACACCTACGAACTAGTCCCGCGCGGCTTCGTCGTCTGTCTTGGCCCCATAACGGACCCCCTGCCCATAGCCGACGTGGGCGACGAGCGTGTGGCGACAATGCTTGAGGCCGCCCTCCGCGAGATGGCCGGACAGCGGCGTTTCGATCTCGAGGCGCCCCAATGACCGTTATCGACCACGAAAAGATCCAACATCGGACGAGCGCCGCCGCCAAACAGCTCGCGCGACAGACCGGGTCGGGCTCGATCGCCCTGACGGTTGTCGATCATGGCGACGGCGTGCACGGCCTGTCCTATGCGGTGCACGGCCTGTCGTCGGCGGAGATCGAGTTCGCTTTGTTCATGCTTCTCGAGCGGTTGGCCGACGAGCGTATGTCGGGCGCCGCCGAGGGCTGCGACGACTGCAACATCGCATGGGGCCGCCTCTCCACGGCTGTCGAAACCCTCAGACCTGCCTTCGGTCCAGGCTGGTCAAAGAAGGCGACCTGCCAATGAAAGAGCCAACCGCTCCAAAGGATCGCACGCTAAAGAAGGCCGGTTACCTGCGGTGCGAGTTCGACTTCGACGGCGAAGAGGACTGTCTCGGCTGCGATCGGACGCCGGAGACTGGCGCGCCAATGTATTACGTCAGGACCAGCTGGGAATGTGAAGAGGGCGACTACTACTGCCGCCGCTGCGCATACGACCGGGCGACCGGGCGCATATGGGATTGCAGGGCCGCGCTCAAACGTCGACGCCCGATGCACGGGGCAGGCTGGGCCTTACTGCACGGCATGAGAAACTGGGAGCAAATCCTATGGGGCGGCCTATGACCCCCGACCTCGGCCCCGCCACCGAAGCGAGGATCCGCGAGGCCTTCGCCAGGGCCTGCGTCATCACCGAGAAGGCCTGCGCCGCCGTGATCGGGATTGACGTCCAGACCCTCAGCAGCATGAATGCGGCGGGCGTCATTCGGGCCGTTCGGCGGGGCAACCTGCCGGGCTATACCGAGGCGGACATCCGCGCCTATCTGACAGAAAGTCCCGGTCCATGTCGGTCTACAAGAGAGACGACAGTCCCTACTGGCATTACGATTTCCAGATCAAACGTCGTCGGTTTCACGGCTCGACGGGCGTTGAAACGAAACGCGCAGCCGAGGCTGTAGAACGCCGGATCCGCGAACGGGCCGCCAAGGGCGAGCTTGACGACGCCGCCCGCATGCCCCTCGACGTGGCCGCCGCCCGCTGGTGGGACGAACACGGCTCGACCCTGAAGGGCGGAGACCGCCTGGAAGGCCGGATCGAGCGGGCCATCCACGCCGTCGGGCCCGGCGTGGCCATAGGCGACATCACCACGGACGTCATGGCCCGCGCCATCCAGCGCCGGCGCAAGGCGGGCTTCGTCAAGTCCGCCGCCAAGGGCGCGCGCGAATATCTGCCAACGCCGTCGACTGTGAACCGCGACATGATCGACACCCTGCGGCCGATTCTGATCCGGGCCCGCAAGGTCTGGGGCGCCAAACTGCCCGAGATCGACTGGCAGGCCCTGCGGCTGAAGGAACCCAAGCCCAAGCCGAAAGAGTTCGCGGCCGGTCAGCTGGACCTGGTGCGCGCCCAGGTCCGGCCGCACTGGCACGACCTGATCCACTTCGCGACCCGCTACGGCTGTCGTCTCTCCGAACTCTTCTTCCCGCTTTCGGCCCTGGACGTCGCCGACGTCGACAACGCCCGCGTCCGCCTGCGCGAGCGCAAGGGCGGCGACGACCATATCGTCCCCCTCCTGCCCGAGGACGCCCGCATGCTCGCCGCCCGTCTCGGCCGAGCCCGCGAGGCCGGGATCGACACGGTCTGGTTCCGTGAACTGAAGCCGCTCAAATTCGGCAAGCCCAGGATCCGCGCCCTCAAGCCCGCCGGGGCCGCCATCGCCATGCGGCGCGCCATGACCCGCTCGGGCCTGCGCGAGGCCATCGGCGCTCGCGGCGTCCACGACTTCCGCCACCACGCCGGCATGACGGCCCAGCGCCGCACCGGCAACCTGCGCGCCGCCCAGCGCCTCCTGGGCCATGCGGACATCAAATCCACCATGGTCTACGCCCACGCGATCGAGGACGACGTCCGCGCCACCCTCGCCGCCATGTCCCGAGATAATCCCGAGCAGCCCTCAGCGGACGCCGAAAAAACCGATCCCACACAGGCTGTTAAGCCGTCCAGATCGGAGGCTTCATAA